ATTGTTGGTAAATGCCAACATATAGCTATCATCTACTGAGAATTCAAAATGTACTAATCTGACACCATTCTCTGGGCTACCACCTAGCTCTGTAATGTATTTAGATCCGGGTCTGCGTGTTACTCCACCTTGTGGTTGACAAATAACATTACGTGCTGTTTCTAATGCATTTTGATATGCTTTTAAATCTACTCTTGCACGAGCTAAGGGATCAAGCTCACCTGTAGTAAAGTTCGTTTGTACTGTAACAAACCGTGTCATTAGTACCTCACATTAATTAATGAGAAGTCTTGAATTGCATTTGTTGGTTTACCTTGACCATCAATATTCATTGCCAATCTCATATAACCACCACGTCCATTCTCTCCCGGTGTGCCTGTTGCAATCTGTCTCCAGTAGTCAGAACGATCTAACTGGTCAGTAATCGGCATTGCTAAATGCCATGCTAATTGATATTTAAGTAACTGAACAAAATAATGTGGCATTGCATATTCAGGAACATCATATTGATAATCCACATATACTTCTTCATAGTCTGTTAATAATTTGCTGCCTAGTAATCGATACTCTCTACGTCGAGGTGCGCCTACCTCATCAGCATCATACACAGCATTTGGAACTCCTAGCATGTCACTAGGAAGTTGATATTCATACTTATATTCTGTAGTTGGTGTAGTCACTAATCTAGCTAACTGCACTTTTTTAAATGAAAACGACCATGGATAGGTCGCAATTGTTTGTCTTTTAATATCCTCATATAAGCTACTACATATGTTTGATTCGTCTGTACCTTCTGTAAAAGACGATATTGGATTTGCACCTAACATTAATAGTGCATCAGAACATATTTTAATATCGGTATCACCTGTAGCCATCTTATATCCTTTAAATGTGCAAATAGGTAGGCACCGAAGTACCTACCTGATCTGCATTAAACAACTTAGTCAGCGTCTGCGACTGATAATGCTGTACCGTCAGATACGTCAACAACACCAGAAGCATTAGAAAGCACAGTAACTAATGTAGATGTAGGAACAGAAGCGTCCCATACATGAATTAAGTCACCTACTTTTAATACTGTTGATGCATCGTTGAAGTAACCAGCAGTGTTGATAATAGCAATAGTATCAGTACCCGGTGCTGTATAACTCCACATTTGAGGAGCGTTACCAGCTTTAGACTGACCACCGATTGGTTGTAAATTGTCTTTTGTATAAGCCATTAGTTATTCTCCTTATTAAGCTTCACGACATGTGATGTCAACAATACCTTCAGCATCAATCGCTACAGCACCAGCTGAGAACATAGCATTCACTAAGAATGATGTTTTTTCTGGAACGTAGTTGATTTCTGTTTTAGGACCCATACCTTCTGCATAACCAATTGCATCTTTGTGGAATGCCATAACAGTTCTATCATTAGAACCATCAACAGTTAATCCACCTTCAGTTCTGTCACCTAGCACATGGAATTGGAAACCAAGATAAGTATTCAATTCACCAGATACTAAAGCTTTAACAGTGTTGAAGTCAGAAGATGTTACTGCTGTTTCTGAAAGAAGAGCAGATAAGTTATTAGCATGTAGAACAATGTGACGATCTTGTGGAGGTACATTGTTAGCATCTAATAGTTTTTTAGCTTCACGTAATTTAGCTACGTTTAAGTTTGAAGCTGCGCCACCAATTGAATTAGCAACTGTCAATGAAGTTGAAGAACCTTCTAGTGCATCAATAATTAACTGATCTTGACGACGACCGATAGCATTAGCCACTACTTGCACTAATTCTTGTCTTTCGTCAAAATTAACTTTTTGTTGCATGAAGATGTCAGAATACTCTGCAGCATTCCAATCTTGCATTGTTGCTGTGACTTGTGAAAAGTCTACATTCAATGGTGTTACGTCTGTTTGTGGTACACGTAATGTAGCCACGCCTTTTCCTACCTTAGGAAATTTTGCAGTTGAACCTTCAACGCCGCGTCTTTGTCTAGTAGCACCAACAAGCTCAGCTTTAGCTTGATAAGCTTGTTTAACCTCGGCATCAAATAAGGTAACAAAAGCATTAGATAATCCAATAGCCATGATTGACTCCTTATTATAATTAATAAAAAATATGTATTAATCGTTTTAGTATGCCAGTGAAACTGGGCTAGAACTTGCTATTTACGATAGCCAGTCGACAAGGTTACTTGCGTTAAGGGTTGCTAGAGAAAGCAATAAGCCTTAACTCCGTTTTTACTATAGAATCAAGGCTTATGCAAGTATTTTAAGAAAAGTTTTGTTGAAATGCTCTTTCGACTTTTTGTCGATAAGATGGGTCAGTCTGATATCTTTCATCAGCAACCATCTGATATAGCTCTTCTTTGGTTGGTGCGCCATCTACCGGAGCTGATTCCACCGGAATACGACCTTCATATGAACCACGAAGCTTCTCAAGTGCAGCGATACCTCTTGCGGTACCACCCATCACTTTAAACTCATCGTAGTCAGCTTCTGTCCATACACCTTTTTGCACTAAACCAGCACCCCATTTAGCGATACTGTTAATACGTGCGTCTGCATTTGGACCTAATGCTTTCTTTTCGTCAGCGATGTTTTGCTCAACTTGAGTAGCATTATTCACATTCATGTCGACTACTTGACCAACTAAGTCATCTAATGCTGCTTGACTTACACCATAGTCTTTTGCCCAGTTCATTACATGATTTCGTAATGGATCATCTTCTGGGGTATCACCAAAAACAGCTGTATCATACTTGCCATCTTCTGGTGCTTTATGTTTACCTTGAGATATTTGTTTACGAAGATCAGACCATGATTTTGCCAACTTCTCAATATCAGGCATACTCTTTTCTTCGTTCCAAAAGTTTTGTGGATACCAGTCTGGTCTCTCAAACTCATCATCATCTTCTTCACCTTTTTCAAACTCTTCTTTTGCTTTGAGTTCTTCAGGATCACGATGTTCAATTTCTACTTCTTGTGGATTCTCAGTACTAGCTTCCTCGGGTTCTGGAGATGTTCCATCGAGTAAGCCAGTGCTTTCTGATGTTACTTCTTCAGTAACACTAGGCTCGAGTGTTTCTTCCATTATAATTTCCTTGCTCTAATTAACCTTGCTTCTAGATCCTTAACTATACTGTTTTGTCCTTCACGGTAAAATGCATAACTAGGGTCGCTTCCCGGCAAGGCAACGGGTTGCTCAACGACTGCATCGCGCAGCCATTTCATTAACTTCTCGCCGTCCTCACCCCCTAGGACTCTAAGACAGAGACGATCTAAATCATCTCGTTGTTGATTGTGATCTCTTACATCAAGCGGCAATGCTTGTTCTAAATCTTCCCATCCAGCCATAACTTATCCTTGTTGTGCTGCTTCTTGTGCTAACTGTTGTGCTACCTCTGGTGTTTGTTGTGCCATTTGTGCGGCAGCTGCTTCTGCTTGTTTTTGCATCATCATACGTTCTTGTGCAGTTGTAATCATTGCTGATGGTACTGATAATTTCTCAGCAATAATATTTAACATCTCATCCACTTTTAACATTTGTTGACCTACTGGACCAGCTCCCTGTGCAATCTGTGCAAACTGTAGAATGTTTTGTACATCCTCCATATTCTGTGCCATTGCTAATGGTGCGACTGGACTGATCTTAATCTCTAATCCATTTACTTTTAATGGTAGATCAATAATGCCACGATCATCCATGACTTGTAATATTTTAGATACTAATGGAACCATAGTCTCATTAATGAGTCGACCAAATGCAGATCCTAAGTTTTGTGATAGTTCTTTCATACGCTCTACCACTTCTGTTGCTGATCGAGCTGACATGTTATCTGGTGGTAATGACTCATCTAATAAGATACGTTTGATATTCATACGTAGATCATTCATTACAATATTAGATACGTTAAAGTCACCAGCGCGTGGTAATGGTCTAAGTGATTCACCTTGTGGTCCGCCATTACGTGCTACAGGAATGATGGCTCCCGGCATAATTTTCACTGTGTTAGGATTTAAGACACCATCATCAGCAGCTGTATAGACACCACTAATAGATAATGATGCATTTTTCAACACAAGCTCTAATGTTTTATTTAATGTTTTAACATCTGGCAATGCAGTAATAAGTGGTCCACGACCATAGATCTCACCAGCAACTTTGGCATAACGAGATACAATCCAAGGACTATGATCCATGCGACGATAAAC